TTGTAAAGTGGTTATTGATGGGGATTTAGTGCAAAAAGATATTAATGGTGTCTCAGGTTTGCAAGACGCTGTGCAACGACTACATGGCGTTAAGAAGATTGGTGTGGTGGAATTTAAAAGCAGCGACTGCGTACGTTCTGGTATGTGTCGTGATATATTAGAAGCGTATGAAGCTCGCTTATGAGTTGTATACACCTACACAATATGTATTTATATTCGCTTGGATATAAAGTTTGCTACGACTGTGGTTTAAAACGCCATGTTGATAATGATATGCCTATACATACGAGATAACGATGAAAGAAGAGATGATTAGAATACGTGAGTTTGGGTTTAGTCATATTGGGGACTGGACGATATTTCCTTGGATAGCTACTGATGACAGAGGGTGGGAGTTTACATGGGTGTTTTTTCATACAGCTCATTACTGGCTTACTAAAACTGAGTATGAAGAGTATATGCAAGATGATGACGATGATTTTGGCGGACACTCAGTTCACTAATGAAAGCACCTAGTTTCTCATACAGTTCACTAAGCCAATTTATAACATGCCCTAAACAGTATGAGGCGCATAAGGTTTTAAAGTACATCCCTTTTACCGATACAACAGCTACACTCTACGGTAAAGATGTCCATACAGCAGCAGAGCACTATATAGGGATAGGCACCCCGTTGCCTGAGAAGTACAACTATATTAAAAGCTATCTTGATACATTAAATAATATTGAGGGTGATAAGTTCTGCGAGCTTGAATTGGGGATTGCTTTAAAGGATGGAGACTATACGCTATGTGATTTCAATGCAGATGATAGGTATTGGAGAGGTATAGCGGATTTAGTTATTGTAGATGAAGCGGCAAGCAAAGCGTATATTGTGGACTACAAAACAGGTAAATCTGCCAAGTATGCGGATACTAAACAGCTTGCTCTTCTAGCTGCAGCAGTGTTTTTAAAATACCCAGCTCTTAAAGTTATTAAAGGTATGCTACTTTTTGTAGTGTCAAAAGAAATAATAAAAGCTGAGTACACATATGATAACCGATTTGAGATATTTGGCAAGTTAAAAGAAGTGCTTACTCAACGTGAGATAGCATACGAAACAGGTATATTTAATACAACACCTAATGGGCTTTGTCGTCAATGGTGCCAAGCTACACGATGTATACATAATGGAAGGTACAAACAGGAATGAAAGTAACAATAAAGTCAGTGCAGACTACAGCGGCTGATGCAGGGCTACCAGAAAGTATTATAGAGAGGCATATAGATGCACTTTGTGAGATGGTACTAAGGGCTAAAACACAAGAACGTAAATCCTGCATCAACAACCTAAGAAACTGGTTTCACCAGAAAGATAGTAAACCGCCACTACATGACCTATTAGAGGCACTAGAACAAACAACTAACTGAGTCGCTTCCTTAAGAAGCTGGGTAGGACAATGATAACGGTACTAAATAAAGATGTGGTGTCTGTACGTACAGATGACCCCGAAGCTATTACAGCAGTCATAGAGAGAAGTAAGCACGTAGCAGAAAATGAAGTGTGGGTTAAGTTTGGTTTAGGTGAGATGCATATACTAAACAATATGGGGTTTAAAGATATACCCTCCCCTATAAGCACTCAATATAAATGGACAGGCATGTATAAACCGTTTGACCATCAACGAGTAACAGCAGAGTTTTTAACACTAAACAAAAAGGGTTTCTGTTTATCCGAGATGGGCACAGGCAAAACCAACTCTGTTATATGGGCAGCTGATTACCTAATGACAATAGGTGCAGTTAAACGAATGCTAGTAATTTGCCCTCTATCCATTATGGATGCCGCATGGCGTAGAGATTTGTTTAGAACAGTTATGCACAGGTCTGTAGAAATAGCACATGGTGCACGAGATAAAAGGGCGGCTATTATTGGTGGCACTGCAGAGATTGTTATTATTAACTACGATGGTGTAGAGATTGTTCAAGATGAGATAGATGCAGGGGGCTTTGATTTAATAGTAGTAGACGAAGCAACACACTTAAAGAACGTAGCAACAAAAAGATGGAAGGTTTTAAACAAGTTAATTAAGAAAGACACATGGTTATGGATGCTTACAGGTACACCTGCGGCGCAGTCTCCAGTGGATGCATATGGCTTAGCTAAGATAGTAAACCCTAAAAGTGTACCTAGAGCGTTTAATGCTTTTAGAGATTTAGTACAGGTAAGACAATCAGTATTTGTATTTAAAAACCGACCAGAAGCTGAAGCAATAGTACACAGCATCCTACAGCCTGCTATACGGTTTACTAAAGAGGAGTGTTTAGATTTACCTGAACTCTTATATCAAACTAGAGATGTGCCACTTTCGGTACAGCAAGATAAATATTATAAGCTCTTAAAAAAAGAGATGCTTATGCAAGCTGGAGGGGAGGAAATATCAGCGGCTAATGCAGCGGTAGCATTGAATAAGTTATTGCAGTTATCAGCTGGGTGCGTGTACTCAGATACAGGAGAAGTAATAGAGTTTGATGTTAAAGGCAGAACTAGTGAGCTACTAGCTATAGTAGAAGAAGCATCTCATAAAGTTATTGTGTTTGTTATGTTTAGACATACGATTGAGCTAGTACAAAAAGCGTTATTAGCTGAAGGCCATACAGTAGATGTAATACATGGTGGTGTAAGTGTAAGTAAAAGAGCAGAAATATTTAATCAGTTCCAAATTAGTCCAGACCCCCGTATACTGGTTATCCAGCCGCAAGCTGCAGCTCATGGAGTTACATTACATGCAGCTAATACAATCGTCTGGTGGGGTATAACATTATCATTAGAAACATACATGCAAGCTAACGCTCGCATACACAGAGCAGGGCAGATTAATAGGTGTAATGTTGTGCACTTAATAGGAAGTCCAGTAGAAAAGAAAGTACTAAGTGTACTGGAAAACAAAGGCGCTTCTCAAACGAAGCTATTAGATTTATTTAAAGAGATAGTGCAATGAAAGTAACACTAGAAGAACATACCAACCCCCTAAATCTAGGGAAGTATGCAGGCATATGCTACGGCAGAGAAGGAAATGATGAGAAAAGATTGGCGCACATTATTGGGGTGGGGCACTTATCTGTCCTTAGATTTGGCTCTGCTGTGTTCCGTATCGAGGGGATTAGCAGAGTGTGTTTGGCTCAACTAACACGTAGTAAACATTTAGATTATCTTGTAAGAAGCTCTAGGTATTGTGATGAGGTTGATGCAGAGTTATTTATTCCTGAATCATTAGAACCATATGGGGATTTAATTGACAACTATTTAAAACGGTCTAAGTTTATATATCAAGAACTAAGAGCACACGGCGTATCAAAACAAGATGCAAGATACATACTGCCACAAGGGCAAGAGACTGAGTTATATGCGACAGGTAACTACCAAGCTTGGAAAGACTTTATAAAACTTAGATCATCTAAGGCAGCACAGACAGAAGTACGTGAAGTAGCTCTTGAAATTGAACGACAACTGCAAAAAATAGCCCCAATTATATTTGGTAATTTACTTGACGACAATTAACAGATGTAGTACAATATAGTCTCTTTTGAAGGAGTACGAAATGAATGCAGAACAACTGGTCACAATCTATATAAAGATGCGTGATGCCAGACAAAAGTTACAGAAAGAGTTTGATGAAGCAGATAGTAAAGTTAAAGAACAACAAGACCAAGTTACTCAAGCTCTACTAGAGCTTTGCAAAGAGACAGGCGCAGATGGTTTACGAACTGCCGCAGGTAATGTATTTAGAACAGTTAAAACTAGATACTGGACAAGTGACTGGGGCAGTATGAGAACTTTTATTAAAGAGCACGATGCAATGGACTTACTAGAGCAACGTGTACATCAAACTAATATGAAGAGCTTTTTAGATGAAAACCCAAACCTCATGCCTCCGGGTATGAATATTGATAGTAGATACAGCGTAACAGTTCGGAGAAAGTAAATGATTGAAGAGAATGAAGATAGTGTGTATTTGACAGGAGCAGAGGTTTCTAAGATACTAGGCCTCTCGCGTCAAACCCTACTAGCACTACGTAAAAAAGGAGCTCTTGAAGGTTATAAACAAGGGTCAAAGTTATTATATAGCGCAGACAATGTTAGAGCGTTTTTAAACAACAGAACAACTATTATTAAACTACCAGCTGGAGCACAACAATGAGCAATGATGTAAGTATTTTTAAAAATGGCGGCGCAGTACCTTCACATTTTAAGAACAGGGAATTAAGTGAAACAACTAAAGCCCTAATGGGCGGCGGTACAAGCACACGTAGGATTTCTCTTAAGGGTAATATCTTCCGTATGAATGTAGGCGGTCAAGAAGTTGCTAAGAATGAAGACCGTGCAATGAATATTATTATTGCAGCTGCAGCCCCTAAGACTTCAAGACAGTTTTATTCAGATACATATCAAGAAGGTGTAGCTATGATACCTGCATGTTGGAGTAATAATGGCGAACAACCAGATGCAACTTCAGAATCCCCTCAAGCTGTTAACTGTGCTAATTGCCCTAAGAACATAGCTGGCTCAGGTCAAGGGCAAAGCAGAGCGTGCAGATACGTGCATAGATTAGCAGTCATGTTAGAGAATGATGTAGCAAACGGTGAAATTTATGAGCTGTCTTTAGCAGCTACTTCTTTATTTGGTAAAGGCGAAAGTAATAAAATGCCCTTGTTCCAGTACGGTAAACTGTTAGGTTCTAATGGTATGAACATCACAGACGTAGTAACTGAGATGCGGTTTGATACAGATTCAGCAACACCAAAAATGACATTCAGAGCTGTACGGGCATTAAACATTGAGGAGTTAGAATCAATTACAACTCACGGCAACTCACCAGAAGCAAAGATGGCAATTAAGGCAGCTTATTCACCATCAGCGAGCAAAAAAGAAGCTGTAGAAGAGTTGACTTTTGTAGAACCCACTGTTGAGGTAGCCCCCTCAGTCGATGAGCCTGTAGTAAGAGAGAAAAAACCTTCTACTCCTACGCCTTCTAGCATGGATGCAGTTCTCGCTGAATGGGCAGAATAAATTAGTTGCGCTCATGGGGGCTATTAGCCCCCTTTTTTTCCCGTAAAATTTGGTACCTTATGAACAGGCATGATTTTTTAACTACAGTACTAGCGCCAGAAGGAAGTTACTGTGTAGTAGGATTGACTAGTGGTAAACCTAGAACACATTTTTTCGATACGATACAAGAGATAGAAGAGTGGGCAGATACACAACCCGCTAATGGGACAGATGCATACTTTTCCCCTGCTACATATAAAGACCCTACAGCAGGTAGAAACGCTAAGAACGCTAAACTATTTAAATCCTTATGGGTAGACTTAGATATAGGTAAGGGCACAGAATTTGATACCCAGATGGCGGGGTTTGCTGCCTTAAGAATATTTATTAATGCTTTAGGATTACCTGAACCCTCTATTGTTTCTTCAGGGTATGGGTTACATGTGTACTGGGCATTTGACGAAGCGGTTGATTACAATACGTGGAAGCCTATAGCAACTGCATTAATAGCTAAACTAAACTCAGAAAACTTTAAAGTAAAAGACAAGGGGTTAACTGGTGATGCCGTAAGAATATTACGTATCCCTGAGACTACAAATTTTAAAGGCGGTTTGCAAGTACCTGTAGAGCTATTAGTATTAAGCCCCACTGCTCCCGTCCAAAATTATATAGATGCATTAGGTTCAGGCGGCTTATCTCCTTTAGCTATGGTAGAGATGTCAAGCTCTAAAGGTACACTTAATGATACGACTAAAGCCTTGATGGGTAATATAGTCTATTCATTCTCGCGTATTATGCGGAAGTCTGTTAGGGGTGTAGGTTGTGCACATATGCTGCATATATACCAGAATCAAAATGATTTATCAGAACCCCATTGGCGAGCAGGTTTATCTATAGCCCAGTTTTGTGAAGATAAAGAAACAGCTATACATAAGTTATCAAACCAACACATAGAGTACGATCCAGTACAAACAGAGCAATGGGCTAACAGAATTGATAAGCCTCATAAGTGTTCTACGTTTGCTACTATAATGCCTGAGCTGTGTGAGAGCTGCCCACACATGGGCAAGATAACTACGCCTCTAGTGCTTGGTAAGGACATATTAGAAGCAACACCGCTTGATAATATTATAACAGCGCATAGCCCAGATTTGGGAACTATAGACATTGAAATACCTGCTTACCCTGAAGCTTATACTAGGGGACCTAAAGGCGGTATATACATTAAGAAACCATTGGAAGATAGTGAAGATGGAGAGTCGGAGAAGGCTCTAATATATGAAAATGACTTTTATGTAGTGGGTAGACGTACTGACCCCGATTCAGGAGAAGTGTTACATATGCGGTTAATCAGACCTTTTGATGGTGTAAGTGATTTCACAGCGCCGTTAGCTACTATATCAGCAGCAGATAAGTGTAGAGATATGTTATCCCATCATGGGATTGCCGCAGGTGCTACTCAAATGAAA